AGAGAAGGGAGACCTCGGCCGCTAGTCAAAAAAAAACACGCGCGAAATTCTGTTTTTTCGGCTTACCGCGGTACGCTGGGAGCTAGAAGGAGAGAACTGATGAAGCTTGAGAGTGTGAAGATTGCTGATCTATCGTTTGATTCAGAGAATGCGCGGATTCACCCAACGGACAACCAAGAAGCCATCCGGCGTAGCCTTGAGACGTTTGGGCAAAGGAAGCCAATTGTCGTATCCTCCGTGAATACTGTTGTCGCTGGGAACGGCACTATGCAGGCCGCTTTGGATCTTGGTTGGGAGACTATCACAGTAGTGCGGATTCCTGAAGACTGGTCTGAAGATCAAATCAGGGCGTTTGCGATTGCGGACAATAAGACCACTGACATGTCAAAGTTTGATGTGGCTGTGTTGAAGTCTCAACTTCAGGATCTGCATGTGTCTGAATTTGACATTGACATGTTGGGGTTTTCTGTCGATGAGCTGGACAGCTTGGGTGAAGTGTCTGCAGTTGCTGGTAGTGTCAGTGATTCTGACTGGGATGATGAAGATGATGACCTTCCGGTTGGAAGGGAAGTGGGTGGTGAATACACTTCCAAGATCATGATCCCGCAATACGAAGTGGTGGGTGATCAGCCTGGACTGGATGACCTAGTGAATGATCAGAAGGCTGAGCTGTTGCGGGAGCAGGTAAGGTCTTCTGAAATACCTGATGATGTGAAGGACTTCCTTCTGATGGCCGCTAACCGGCACACTGTTTTCAACTATAAGAAGGTGGCTGAATACTATCCTCACGCTTCACCAGAAGTGCAAAGGCTGATGGAAGAATCAGCACTGGTGATCATTGACGTTGATGATGCTATTGCTTTGGGTTACGCCAAATTCAGTGAGCGGATGATGGAGCTTCAAGCTCAGGATGGCTATGACTATGCGTGATGACTTTGCCATCTTCATTCTCACTCATGGGCGACCACACAAACAGCGAACGCTGAGCTCCTTGAAAAATTCCAACTATACGGGCAAGATCTTCCTGCTGATTGACAATGAAGATCCCACCGCTGGTGAATACTTTGATCTGTATGGGGATCAGGTAATTCAGTTTGACAAAGAAGCAGTTGGACAGACCTTTGATCCAGGTGACACATTCAACATCAGAGCAACCATTACCTTCGCCAGGAATGCTGTGCAACAGATAGCCAAAGATCTAGGGCTGAAGTATGTTCTGCAGTTGGATGATGACTACAACAATTTTTCGTACCGTTACCTATTCAATGATGTGATCTGCTCTAGGACCTGTCGAAGCTTTGATGATGTGGTGGAAGCGTACATTGAACTGTTGGAAGACACTGGTGCTGTGACTGTAGCGATGTCTCAGGGTGGTGACCATATTGGTGGGATAGGTGGAAGACTTCGCCGGGGACTGTTGAGAAAAGCCATGAACGCTTTTTTCTTCAAGGTTGACAACATGCCCACCTTTATTGGAAGCATGAATGAAGATGTGAACACCTATGTCACGTTGAGCTCTCGGGGCAATTTGTTCCTGACAACTTTGCGATTCCAGCTAACACAGACAGCGACACAGTCAGAATCTGGTGGGATCACTGACACGTATCAGAAATTCGGAACCTACACGAAATCGTTCTACACAGTGATGATGCACCCATCTTCTGTCCGCGTTATGGAAATGGGTGACCGGGTTAGCAGGATGCACCACAAAATCAATTGGGAAGCTACGGCTCCAAAGATTATCAGTGGAAAACATAAGAAGGTTAAGCAGTGAGCCCTGCGGGAAGACCACCAAAGCCTGCTGAGCAGAAGCGATTGTTGGGCAATCCTGGGAAGCGAGCACTGCCTGATCCTGCTGAGCTTGAAGTGTTGCGCCCAGCCCAACAGGTGCCAGAGCCACCCCGACCACTGTTGGAACCTGGGAAGACTTTGTGGGACCGCATTTGGAATTCAGGTGTCAACTGGATCAGTCCTGACACAGACATTGAACTGTTGCTCATGACCTGTGAAATGGTTGATGAACGTTGGAATCTTCGCATCAAGGTCATGCAGAATGACAACATGCAGATGGCTAGAAGGTTGGACAACCTGTCAAGGATCATCGCTGCCAATCTGTCACTGTTGGGATTCTCACCAGCTGATAGATCCAGGCTGGGATTGGCTGAAGTGGCGCGTGTGTCTAAGCTGGCTGAGCTGAAGCAAATGAAAAGGGACTTGGTAGAAGGTAACAATGATCACAGTGATTGAAGGTCCACCAGGTGCTGGTAAGTCAACCTGGGTGATGGACAATGCACACCCTGGTGATGTGGTCATTGATATGGACAGGATTGCTCAGGCTTTGTGGATTCCCAACACTCATGAATCACACAATTACCCTGAGACAGTCAGGACGATTGCGCGGGAAGCTCGCAACATGGCTGTGAAGACTGCGATTCAAATGTCACAAACTGTGAACAGATTGAAGGTATTTGTCATTCATGCTGACCCGTCATCTGAAATGCGGAGACGTTACCGCTCAGCAGGTGCCCGTTTTGTACATCTAGATCCTGGAATGGATGTGTGCATTGAACGTGTGAAACGTAGGAATCCCACAGCGCAGAGAACTATTGTTCCCTACATTCGTGAATACTATGCGAGGCACGGATGAGCTGGCCACCACGTTGGGTCACACCAGTCCCTGAAGAATCCCTTCTGTCTGGTGAAGGCCATCTAGCCATTGGCTTCACTGAGCGTATTGGAATGATCACCAAGGACAGTGTTGCTGGTAATACTGGTGAGCCTTTGGTGCTCAGGGATTGGCAGAAGCAACTTCTTCTTCGCCTGTTCGCTTGGGAGAATGGTGGTCTGAGACACCGTGTCAGTCTGGTGGGGATGCCACGAAAGAACGGAAAATCGGCTCTCGGATCTGTCATCGCTCTGTATTCACTGGTGATGGGCCCTGATGGTGGTGAAGTGTATTCAGTCGCTGCTGAAAAGGAACAGGCAAAGATTGTGTTTCGGGATGCTCGAAGGATGGTTGAGAATCAGCCAGAGCTCATGAGCCACATCAGACTGTATCGGGATGCGATGGAGAACACAGAGAATGGCTCCATCTACAGGGTGCTGTCTGCTGAAGCATATTCCAAAGAAGGCCTGTCTCCGACCCTGGTCCTTTTCGACGAGCTCCACGCCCAACCCAACAGGGAACTGTTTGATGTCATGTCACTGTCTATGGCGGCCCGTGGTAATAAATCCACACTGATAGCGATTACTACTGCTGGTGTTAGGTCAGACAACACAGGCAGGGACAGCATCGCCTACACGCTTTACCAATACGGGCAGAAGCTGACACGGGGTGAAGAAGAAGATCCATCCATGTTCATGGCGTGGTGGGAATCTGATGGTGACTACAAAGATCCAGAGACTTGGGCGACAGCGAATCCTGGCTTTGGTGATCTGAATGATGAAGCGGACTTTGAATCGGCTGTTCGTAGGACACCTGAAGCAGAATTTAAAACAAAACGTTTGAATCAGTTTGTCTCTGCTCAGACCGCATGGCTTCCTGATGGCACTTGGGAATCCTGTGAAGAAGAATTCACCATCAACCCTGATGACGAAATTGTGTTGGGCTTTGATGGGTCATTCAGTGGGGATGCTTCAGTGATTGTGGGATGCACTATCCCCAAAGAAGATGATGATGTGCCCAAGGTGTTCATGGTGAAGTCCTGGGAAAAGGACCTGACCATTCATGATGATCAGTGGCGTGTGGATATTGCTGATGTTGAACAGACAGTGTTGGACTTCTGTTCCAAACATAGGAACGTCAGGGAAATTGCCTGTGACCCATTCCGCTGGCAAAGGACTATGGAAGTCCTTCAGGAAAAGGGCCTACCAATTGTGGAATGGCCATCTACTTCACCACGAAGAATGGTGCCTGCCTGTGCGAAATTCTATGACGGTGTGGTGGAAGGGAAGCTGAAGCATGATGGCAATCCTGTCCTGGCGCGCCATATTGCCAACGCTGTGATCAAGATTGACAACATAGGTCCCCGCATTGTGAAGGATAAGAAGGAGAGCCCACGGAAGATAGATGCGGCGGTTGCGGCTGTCATCGCCGTGGATAGGGCGCTTGCGGGTAGAATGGAAGAAGTCGTTCCCCAATTCTTTGGATAGTGATGCAGAACACAATTTCGACCAGCCTACAAATTACGGGGTTAGCACTGGCAGTGACCGGTGTCTTCCTGCTGTCCATTCCAGTTGGATTGATTGTGGCAGGTATTGCCACTGTCCTCATCGGTGTCTCGTTAGGTAATAACAAATGATCTTCAACAGGCTTCTGAATCCTGGCTCAGAGGACCGAGCCATATCCTTCCAGACCATCTTTGAATCTGGGAATGATATTGCCATTGGTAATTTCTCAGGGACCAGGATTGACAGCGAAACAGTGTTCCAGGTGAACGCTGTGTTCTCAGCCGTCTCACTAATTGCTGACACAATCAGCACGCTCCCACTACACGCCTATGTGCGGGATGGTGACAGGCGAGTGGAACTTGAACCTAGACCAGCATGGTTAGACAGGCCAGATGCTGACATGCCTGCAGAAGCCTTCTGGAACAGCGTTGTTGTCTCAATGCTGTTGAACGGTAACGCCTACATCCGTGTCTTCTATGGTGCTAGTGGACAGCCTGCAACCCTGACAGTGTTGAATCCCACGCAGGTAGAAGTGAAACGCACAAGTGTGGGGCGACTTCAGTTCACTGTTGAAGGTGATGACAGGCCACTGACCACTGACGAAATCATCTTCATCCCAGATCTAGTGTCACCAGGGAAAATCAAAGGTGTCTCCAGGGTTGAAGCTCTTAAGGAATCATTTGGTCTCGCACTTGCGCTTGAACGATTCGCCAGCACCTTCTTCGGGCAGGGCACAAATTTGTCAGGGATCATCGAGTTCCCCGGCAACCTAAGTCAAGAACAGGCTGACAATGTGCGAGCTGGCTTTGACAACCGCCACAAAGGTTGGAAGCGTGGCCACAGGACAGGCATCCTGACTGGTGGTGCTACCTTCAAGCCCACACAATCAGATCCCCAACAGTCTCAAGCTATTGAAGCTCGCAGGATGGCTGTGGAAGATATTGCCAGAGCCTTCAATGTTCCACCCCACCTTCTTGGACTTCCTGGAACTAACAGTTACGCCAGCGTGGAACAGAACAATTTGGCCTGGGTCACCCATGGGCTCCGCCCCATCCTGACCAAAATCGAAGGGGCCTTCAACAAACTGTTGAATGTCAGCCCCAATGGTGAACACGCTCATCTGAAATTCAACCTTGATGGGTTACTGCGAGCAGACATTCAGTCCAGATTCTCTGCCTACTCAACAGCCCTGCAGGGTGGATTCATGACCATCAATGAAGCCAGAGCTTTGGAAGACCTACCGCCACAGGAAGACAACAGTGCAAACATTGTCAGGGTGCCACTGGCAAATGTGGATGTGGATGATTCCAGACTACGGGCCGCTAGGGAGCGTGTCACCATGGCGCGCGACTTAGTATATGCAGGTTATGATCCTGCAGGGGTGCTGTCCGCTGTTGGGTTGGATGCTATTGACCACACTGGTCTTCCATCTAGCCAGCTTCAACAAATTGCGGCGATTGATCCTGAAGACCCACAGTCCGCCTACCCTGTGGAAGGTGATGAATAATGCCTTGGACTACACAGCAGGTCACGCTAGGTACGGCTGGTGAATTGATTGTGGGTGCTGACAACATGCCACACAATGTGGTCTTGCACAATCACACAAAATCATCAAATGAATATATTCACATCGGCCCTGATGACACAGTGTCTGAGACTAATTCAATCCACATTGATCCAGGTCAAACAATTTATTTGGAGCTGGACCCAGGCGATGAAGTGTGGGCTATGTCTGACCCTGATGGGTTAGTGGTTGGTGTTGCAGACTTTAGGATGGCGGACTGATGCCCTACTTTGTAACAGATCAACATCCTGCCTGTGACAATTGGGCAGTGGTTAAGGAAGGTGGCGAACTGGTCGCCTGCCATGACACTCAGGATTCAGCAGTAGATCAAATGGTTGCCGCCAGTCTGGGTGAGAATCTTGAGCCCGGTGGCACTTATGAAGGTGACACCTTCAGGGCGACTAGGGATCTGCCAGACAACTACCGGCCAGCATTAGAAGAAGATGTTCCTGAAGGGCGTGCCTGTGGGAACTGTTTCTTCTATCAGGAAGACATGGTGTCCCAGGATGGGACTAGGGCTTGGTGTGCTCGGTGGGAAGAATATGTGGAAGGCGACCATTACTGCAACGCCTGGCAGGAAGACAGTGAGACTAGGGCTGAGCCTGGTGAATTAGCCATTGGTGACTTTGTTCGCTGGGATGCTGGAACAGGTCAAGCACAGGGTGACATTGAACGTATTGTGACTGATGGTCAAATAAATGTGCCAGATTCCAGCTTCACCATTCAGGGCACTGATGAAGACCCAGCCGCTTTGATCAGGATCTGGCGTGAAGGTGAAGAAGGGTGGGAGCCCACAGATACCTTGGTGGGTCACCGATTCTCAACCCTGACGAAGATTGATTCACTTCGTGGCATGGTTGCTGTCCGCCAAGTAGATCTGGACCCACCGGCTTACATGAGAGCCGCTGCCCGCCAAGGGTTGCGTTACTTTGAAGAAGGACTTGCAGGTGACGGGCTACAGGACAGCACCGTTAGGGAAGCCCGGGCTATGGCGCGTGGGAATGTTACCGCTGAAAAGTGGGTGCGGATTGCCGCCTGGATTGCCCGTCACCTCGCAGACCTTGATGCACCAGCCGCTGATCCTTCTAATGAGGACTACCCTTCACCAGGTGTGGTTGCTCACCTACTGTGGGGCTCAGGCCCTTCTAAGCGCGGAGCAGAGCGCGCCCTGGCCTATGCTGTTGGCGTTGTTGATAGACTGGAAGCTGAAAACGAAGACCGAGCGACAGGGGAAGCTTTGGCCAAGCTGGAGACTAGGACCAGTCCATCCGGGTTTGAAATTCGGGAAACATCAGAAGGTATGACCTTTGAAGGTTACGCCGCTCTGTTTGATTCCCCTTCAGAGCCGTTGCCATTCACTGAACGTATTGCTCCCGGTGCCTTCACCCGTAGCTTGAAGTCTCGCAATGACATCAAAATGCTTTGGAATCACAGCACCAGTGAAGTGTTGGGATCTACACGGGCTAACACTTTACGGTTGACTGAAGATGACCGGGGCTTGAAGGTGTGGGCGATGCTACCCAATACGACGACAGGGCGCGATGCAGCGGAACTGATCAGACGTGGCGATGTCGATTCTATGTCGTTCGGATTCTCCATCCCCCGTGGTGGTGACAGCTGGTCAACTGATGGATCAGAACGTACTTTGAAGGAAGTTCGCCTGCATGAAGTTTCTGTGGTGGCCTTCCCGGCATATGAAGCCACTGCTGGCACCACATCTGTTCGTGGCCTGGACCGTCTTGCTCACAGGGCAGAAGTAGATGCTGATGCTTTGGCAGATGCTTTGCTGAAGGTTGAAATGGGTGATGACATCACCAGTGGTGACAAAGACCTGTTGGAGCGTGTGCTGGCTAAGCTGGCACCAGAGGATGAAGAAGAAAAGCAGTCTGACACTGATCTGCAAATGCTTCAACTGAAGAAGAAGAAGCTCGAATTACTGATGGGATTGTAATGGCCACACAGGAAGAAATTAAGAAGACCATTCTCAAGGTTGCTGGTAACCCTGTCGCTGGTCCCGTCGCTTCACTTGCCGCCCAAATGGCTGAAGCAATTATTGAACTGGACAATCCTGTTGCTCAGCCCAAGAAGCAGAAACGAGTTCTTGAAACTATGGAAACTCGGGAAGCTGGAAGTGTTGGCGAAGAAGCCTAGTCAGCTTCGCTTCCAAGTCATCAATCAACTGTTCGGTCTGTTCGACCAGACTGCCTAAGAACTGCAGTTCGGGATCATCTGATTCTGTCCAGTTGAAGTAGTCAAGCTCCCGCCTGCAGTCATCAAACAGTTCCACGTAATGTGGGTAGCGTTCTGTCGCCCACACCAGTCTGTTGATGTTTGATTCTTGCTCAGGGTAAGCAATTCTGATCCAGTCAAGTTGAATGGTTGTCAGTGGTCTGTTCATTTGATCCTGCTTCCTGGGTGAATTCTTTGCCACCGTTCCAACATGTCACGCTTGGAACAGAGCGCATACTGGTGATGTTTGATGGGGTGTCTGCCATCACAGGGGAGCCGATACCAGCCTGACCCTGTGGCTTCTACATCTTTGATGGTGAGTGTCATGATGCTCTCGCTACTGAATCACACTCAACACACCAGCCTTCAGGGTTGTCTGACAGGTTAAGGGCGTTCTTCAGGTTGTCACCTGGTGTCCATTCCCAATGGTCTTCGCACATAACAATGTAGGGAATATCTTCAGGCTTTATCCCGTAGTCATCTATGTCTGTGTTTGCTGTGATGGTAATCATTGGGGCTCCGTTACTTGGTGATGAATTCAATTTCGTAGTGGTGACCAGGGATCTGGCCAGCACCCTGGAACAGTTCGTGCAGTGTGGCAATTTGTTTCTGTGCATCTTCCAAGGTGTCCCAGGTGTAACCCATGGCTTCACCGAATGTGTGAACAATAACTTTGAACATTTGCTTCCTTCCGTTCTGGGCTTCTGCCCTGTTGATACTCAAAGGCTAACAGGTAGCCAATGTGTATGCAACCCCACACGGGAAAAACTTCACACGGTATTATAGAAGTGTCAGATGTGCGGAGCCGCTGCTGACCAATGCCATTGAGCGTCATCGCCATGGACCACACACAATCAACCATTGGAGAATAACTGTGTCTGAATTCGTGAAGACCCAGCAGGAGCTCCGCGCTAACCTAGTCTCGCAAATTCGTGAGACCATTGACAGCGCAGAAGCTGAGAGCCGTGGGCTCGCTGCTGAAGAACTGACCAAGATTGACCGCATCGAAGCTGACATTCGTCGCGCTGATGAAGCAATTGAAGTTGCTAACCGCAATGAGGAACGCCGCTCTGAAGCTGAGCAGGCCGCCCGCAACTTCCAGGTTGCTGAGACCAGCCGTGATGGGGATGCCGAAATCTTCCGCGCCATGGCTCGTGGTGAAGCTCGCGCTCACACCTTCAACTTTGAAAAGCGTGCCACCTTGGTGCCCAGCGCCAACACTGTCCCTGTTGACTTCCTGTCTCAGGTCTACGGCATCGCCCGTCTCGTAGGACCCATGTTGGATGTCTCAGACGTGATCACTCGTGAGAGTGGAAACGATCTGCGGATTCCCACCTACACCGCCTACTCGAGCGCAACCGCTGCTGAAGCTGGCTCTGCAATTGAGGAAAGCGAACCGACGTTCTCAAGCATCCTTCTTCAGCCTGTCAAGCAGGGCTTCATCGTCAAGCTGGCCAACGAGCTGATTGCCGATGCAGGGTTCGACATTGAAGGTGTCATCGCTGAGCAGGCTGGTAACGCTATCGGCTTCCGTGTGAATGATCTTGCAACTGTGGGATCTGGATCAGGTGAAACTGAAGGTGTTGTCACTGCCGCTGCTTCTGCTGTTGAAGCTGGCACCACTAGCTTCACTGCTGATGACCTGATCACCTTGGCGTACTCGCTCGATGGAGCCGCACGACGGTTGCCTGGCGTGGCATTCATGGCGAACACTTCCACTATGGGAGCTATCCGCCGCCTGAAAGATGACAACAACCAGTACATCTACAACCCACAGGTTGGCGGCCCGGACACCATTCTCGGCTACCCCGTCCTGGAGAATCCTGCCATGGCGGACATTGGCGCAGGTGCGAAATCGGTGGTCTTCGGCCACATGCCTTCGTACAAGATTGCGACAACCGGGCTCGAAGTGGCTACATCTTCGGATGCTTACTTCGCCAACGACGTGACCGCGTACCGGTTCACCTACCGCTTCGACGGTAAGCTGACCCACGCTGACCACGTCAAGTACCTGGTCCACGCTTCCTAAGCTGAAGGGGATCTGTTTTGTAGGTTGACAGGTCCCCTTCTGTAGGCGTACTATGGTTGGGCGAGCATGTTTGTTCCTTCCATATGAGGGCCCCGTTAGATGACCACCACATCTGGCGGGGTTCTTTGTTTGGGTCTGGAAGGTTTCGACAGCTGGGAGAGCCCGAAGTGGGAGCCCGGTTGGACCACAGTTCGATTCTGTGCAGATCCACGTAATTCAGTTGAGTGTTTTGGGCATAGAAAATCCCCCAACTAATGTGGGGGATTCTCTGCGGATAGCTAGACGGCTACCCAATACCACCTGTGTTGAGGATGCTTCTGCCCTTCTCGAAGCTTCCCACAAACCGTTCCGCCTTCATTGACGTAGGGTTGATAGGCTGGGTCAACTTCGTAGACTTCAAAGGCTTGCGCCTTCTTCCAGTCCTTCTGTGCCTTCAGATTGCTGATGGCTTCATTGCGATTGTGACCTGTCGCCCAGCACCCGTAGATGCTTCCGGTGGTTACTGCTAGGAATTGGTGTGTCATCTTGTTCCTTCCGTTCCAACACACTTAGGCTACCAGGTAGCCAGCGTGGTGTCAATACCCGTTAAAAATAAACAGAATTTGTCACACATCACAGGGACGTGTTAAGGAATTGGTTGGGGCTTTGACATTGTCACAGTTGGCGGTAAGCTGACCGCATGGCAACCTACGAGAAAATCAACGGTGTGGTGTCTCTGGCATCCAACAGTCCTGGAGCGCCCACAGGTTATGGCACCCAGGCACGCTACCTAGTTGACCGCCTAGTAAGACATGGCCTGAAGACAGCAGTGCTGTCCAACTATGGTCTAGAAGGTGGCATTCAAGATCTGAAGACACCATTTGGTAAGGCCACCCACTATCCAAAGGGTTGGGTGCCACATTCACCAGATGTGTTGAAGCTTTGGCATGATCAGCACAGGCAGGCATGGCCAGAGCTCCCACACCTGCTAATGACTTTGTATGACGTGTGGGTGTACTCTCAGGCGAAATATGATGGCCCGATGGCCTGCTGGGTGCCCATTGATCATGTGACTTTGCCACCCATGGTCAAGGAATTTATTAGTCGCCCCAATGTGCATCCCATCACAATGGCACCACATGGTCACGAATTGTTGAACAGCAGAGGAATTGAGAACACCTACATTCCCCACGCTGTTGACACCACCATCTTCAAGCCCACAAAGAACATTGAAGGAAAATCAGTGCGGGATTGGTTGGGCATTGATGAAGACACCTTCTTGGTGACAATGGTGGCCAATAACAAAGGCAACGGTTATGTTCACCGCAAAGCCCTGTCTGAAAACATTATGGCGTTCTCACTGTTCCTGAAGGATCATCCCAAATCGCATCTGTATTTGCACATGGACCCACGCCCAATGTTAGGTGGTGCTGACATTCAAGCGCTTCTTGAATCAGTCAACCTTGGACCAGACAATGTGTCTGTTGCTGATCCTGACCAGTTAATGATTGGCTACCCGCAGAGGACACTCGCTGCCATTTACACAGCCAGTGATGTGTTCCTGGGAGCTTCTTATGGCGAAGGCTTCAACGTGCCGCTCATCGAAGCTCAGGCTTGCGGGACACCAGTGATCACTTCCAGTTGGACTGCTCCCAAGGATCTAGCTGGTCCCACTAGTTCTCTGGTGGATGGTCAACCCTGGTGGAACATCAAACAGCAGGCATATTGGCAGATTCCCATGATTGGGTCTATTGTCCAGGCGTTGAGCGACATGCGGGGCAAATGGGAAGGCCCAAGGGTGGACCATGCGAGCATTGAATTTGCCAAACAGTTCCATGTGGAAACAGTGTGGCAACAGTATTGGATGCCATTCTTGAGAGACTACTTTGCTAACTGATCATGACACTTGACGACATTTACACATATTTTTCCAGCCCTGATAAGGGTGGGGACAAAGGGACCCAACACAGTTACATAAGCATTTATGGTGAACAGATCCCACCCAGTGCGAAAAGCATTCTGGAAATTGGTGTGTATAAGGGTCAGTCTTTGGCGATGTGGCAACAGTATTTGATAGATGCCACAGTCATTGGGTTGGATGTCAATGTGGACCAGGTCACTCATTCTGTTGATGCTCGCCTTTGTGATGCCACAGATCCAACCCAGGTGAATAAAGCCCTGGGTGATCACACCTTTGACTACATCATTGATGATGGGTCACACAAAGTCCATGATCAGATTGCTTCCTTGAAGCTTCTGTGGGACAGGGTGAATCCTGGTGGTGCCTACTTCATTGAAGATATTGCTGGCCCTGATGCTTTGCGGGTCCTTCTGGAATACATTGACACAATGCAGGTCGCCTATCAGACATGGGATCTGCGGTCTGTGAAGAATAGGTTCGATGACATGTTAGTGATGGTACGAAAATGATCCCCAACCTGATCATCCCTGTGTTGAATCGGTATGACTTACTACAAAGAATGTTGGACACAGTTGACACCAGAATTGCACACCTGGTGTTGATTGATAATGGTGACAATCTGGAGCAGGTGAACTTCCCTGACCTGGTCAAACATGTTCACTACATTCCGCTCCCAGGCAATCTTGGTGTTGCTGGGTCCTGGAACTTGGGAATCAAAGTGTTACCGCATGCTGAAAAGTGGATTATCGCCAGCAACGACATCATGTTGGGGTCAGGTGATCTGGATGAATTAGGTGATGCAAAGAATGATGAGCTCACTTTGACTGAAGCTCGACCACATTGGCAACTTTTTTCTGTAGGTGAAGAAGTCATCAGACATGTGGGACTATTCGATGAGAATTACTACCCGGCCTACTTTGAAGATAACGATTATCAGCAACGGGTTGAACATGCAGGCTTCACCACTCGCCTTCTACAGCTGGGTGTTGAACATGACAATTCGTCTACGCTTAGATCCAACAAACAATTCCAGGCACACAATTCCAACACCTACAAAGATAATCAGAAGTATTACTTGAAGAAGACCCAGGATGGGAACTATTCACCAGGGCATTGGTCCCTGACTCGCCGCCGCCGTAACGAGTGGCTTCGGTAGAATAGAAGAATCATGGCAATCACTAATGGCTACGCCACACTTTCTGACGTCAAGCAGGCTCTCCGCATTGAGGATGAACTGGATGATCCACTGCTTGAGCTGTCCATTGAATCAGCTTCCCGTCTCATTGATGGTTACACACAACGGTTCTTTTACAGCGCTGGCACTGCAACCAAAATCTTCAGGCCAGCAGATTCCTTCAGGACTGAAATCAATGACCTTCAGCAACTGGATGAGCTGAAGACTTCAAGCAACGGGTCCACATTCAATGTGACTTGGTCTGCAAGTGACTACCAGCTGGAGCCCTTGAATGAACAGGCTGGTGGTATTCAATCACCTGCCACCAGAATTCTGGCTGTGGGTTCACTACTATTCCCACTGTGGGACCCAAGGGACCCTGATGCTTATGAAGCAACAGTGCAAGTGACAGGCGTGTGGGGTTGGTCAGCTGTCCCCACAGCTATCAAACAGGCGACCATCATCATGGCCATTCGCCAATTCAAACGCTATGACAGCCCGTTGGGTGTGGCAGGCTTTGGGGATCTTGGTGCTATGCGGGTGAGCTCCATTGACCCAGACATGGAAGCCTTGGTCTTACCATTCAGGAAGTTCACTGCAGTATGACAACAGTCAGGGAAATTAGGGAAGGGCTGGCTGTCAACCTTCAGACTATTGATGGCCTGCGGGTCAGTGAGGATCTGCCCGAACAGGTCAACCCACCAATGGCTGTGATTGCATTACAGTCAGTGGTTTACGATCAGAGCTTCCAGCGTGGCTTGGTTTTGTACAACTTCCAGGTTGCGTTGCTGGCAGCGAGAGCTTCTGACAGGTGGTCCCAAATCCGCCTTGATGAATTCACTTCCACCACTGGTGCGAAGTCTGTGAAGAATGCTATTGAATCTGACAAACAGTTAGATGGATTGGTATTTGATACGCGCGTAACCGAGATGGGTGCAATCGGTACGATACAATTAGATGACAACATTTATTTGGCGGCAGAATTTGTCGTCGAAGTTTATTCCGACTAGGGGAGAATCGTGGCGAAATTTGTTGCTACAGACTATGACATTGAAATTGCGAGCCAGGACTTTTCGTCTTCACTGGCCGCAGTGACACTAGACATCACTGTTGACGAACAGGAAACGACAGCGTTTGGTAATGGTTACCGCACACGCATCGGTGGCCTGAAGGATGCTTCAGTGACTTTGGACTTCCACCAGGACTTCGGCAGTGGATCAGTTGATGAAACACTGTTCTCGAACTTGGGTGGCACTGTTGCAATTGTGGTGAAGCCCACGGGTGGGACTGTTTCGGCATCGAATCCGTCTTACAGCTTCAACGCTTTGGTGACCCAAACGCAACCGTTCGCTTCTTCAGTCGGCGACCTCGCCACCATGTCGGTGACCTGGCCTGTTGATGGCGACGTGACACGGGGGACTGCTTAAGACTATGAACTTCAACCTACTAGTCAAATTCAACGACGGTTCTGAAAAAGAAGTTGAAGGCAAAGCTTCTGACATTCTGGCCTTTGAAGAACGCTTCGACATTTCGATGGCCAGCCTTCAGAAGAATGTGCGAGTGACACACCTTCTGTTCTTGGCGTGGCATGTTGAGAAACGTACTGGCAACACCAAGGCCGCCTTTGAAAAATGGGTGGAAGATGTTGACAGCATCGAGGCGGCTGAAGCAAAAAAATAATTCCGCTGGGTGACAGATCAGCACACTGGATCATTGCGAATCTGGCCTACGAATTGAAGGTTAGTCCAAAGGATCTTCTGGATCTATCCCCAAGAATGTTGTTCACGCTCCAGAAGGTTCTTGAAGGTCATGCGAAACGGGCTAACCGTCGCCGGTAGAATGGTGGTGAGGGTTAGGGGTCGCTGTGCTGAAGATGAAGATTGGGCGTGACCGCTCGGTTGATAGGTCTTCAGTGCGCCAATTGAATGATTGGTTGAAGAATCTGGACAAAGATTCTCAGCGTGAAATTAAGCGGGGCATTAAGGCTGAAATTGGGTCTGTGACTAAGCAGATGACCAATCACATTAATGCTCAGCGACCCATGCCACCAATGTCTGGATTCAATAGTGGTGGTGATTGGGGCTGGTCTGGTCCTGTGGTGAAGCCTTCACTTCGTCTGTCTGCTGGCCGTGGTAAGCCTGTGGCTCAGATCACTGCTCAGGGTAAGAAGTCTGGCATGAAGAAGATGTTTGCTATTGCTGAGCGTGCTGGGACTAGATCTGCTGGGTACACACCTGAAGGTGTCAACATGATTGATGTTCTTGACAGCCGTTATCCTGGCAGTGGTGATGGTGGGCGTTTCGCTTGGGAGAGCTGGCTGGAATACAGGCCAGAGCTGATTGATGCTGTCCAGTCTGCTTTGGATGGGTTAGCGAAGCAATACAGGCGACGGGGGTTGCGAGCAGTGAAGGGGTTATTCCGTGGCTAGGAAAACAACGACAGTAACAATTCCGGTCACATATTTGACCAATGACAAAGCCCTGCAGAAGTCCAAGGGCATGTTTGGGAAGTTTGCTGGTGGTATTGCTGGAGCCGCTGCTGGTGTTGTCGCTGCTGTTGCTGGTATTGGTACCGCCGCCGCTCGCATGTCTAGTGAGCTTGAAACTAGCTTTGCAAAGATCCAGGGCTTGGTGGGTGTTTCTGCTAGTGAAGTGGCGAAGCTTGAAGAAGCCGCTATCAAGCTGGGTCCTGCTTATGGCAAATCGGCTCAGGAAGCCGCCGATGCTTTGTTCTTCATTACTTCTGCAGGGTTAAGGGGAGCGGAAGCTACAGAAGTCCTTGAAGCTTCTTTGAAGGCTTCAGCCGCTGGCCTTGGTGATGTTGAATCAATTGCTAACGCCGCTACTGCAGCGATGAACACTTATGGCAGTGAAACACTGTCAGGTACTGATGCTGTGGATGCTTTGACTGAAGCTGTCAGGTTGGGTCAGCTGGCACCTGAAGAACTGTCTAGCGCTTTGGGTAAGGTCATCCCAATTGCTAATGAGCTGGGTGTTTCATTTGAAGAAACTACTGGACTAGTTGCTGGCCTGACCCGTGGTGGTCTGTCCGCCAGTGAAGCTGTCACAGGTGTTCGTGGTGCTATGCAGGCGGTGTTGAAGCCTACTGGTGAAGCGGCTGACATGCTCGAGAAGTATGGCATGAGCACTGATGATGTGCGGGGAATGATTGAGGATGATGGCTTACTGGCCACCTTCGGTCATCTTCGTGAAGCGTTTGGTGAGAATGAGGAAGACTTCACCAGGCTGATTGGTTCTCAGGAAGGCTTGAACGCTGTTCTCGCCATGACTGGTGAAGCATCTGAAGAATACACAGACATAGTGTCTCAGATGACTGATGAAGTTGGTGCTCTCGATGATGCCTTTGGTGCTGTTGAGGAAACTGCTGGCTTCAAATTCAACCGCGCTATGGAGACAGCGAAGGCGGCCCTGCTTCCAGTAGGTGACACCCTGCTGGATATTGGTGCGAAGCTTCTTGATGGGCTGATGCCCACCATTGAACTACTGGCACCAGTGCTGGAAGAAATGTTCTCCCACCTTGAACAGCCGCTTCTTGAATTGGCGGGCCTGCTTCCTGGTCTGATTGAAGCGTTTCTTCCCTTCATGCCAATCATTGGTGAACTGGCTGGGATGATTGCTGAAATTGCTGTGGCTACCATGCCTGTGTTTGTGGCGCTGATGGAAGCCTTGGTGCCAATCATTGAAATGTTGATGCCTGTGATCAGGACTGTGGTTGACATTTTCATAGCGTTCATGCCAGTGCTGGTGACCTTGATTGAAATGTTCACCATGATGTTGGAAATGATCCTGCCTGTTTTCATTGAACTGTGGGAAAAGCTTGAGGACCCTTTGATGAGAATCATTGAATCCTTCATTCAGATCCTTGAAGACATCCTGCCACTGTTCATTATTTTGTTGGAAAACATTGTGATGCCATTGCTTCTTCTGCTGGCCGAAATCTTTGGTGAAGTGCTGGTGGGTCAGATTGAAATCTTTGCAGGCATTTTGGAAGTGCTGGCAGATGTGATCAGCACTGTTGCTGACTTCTTTGTGGAACGATGGTGGGCAACTGTTGGGCCGTTCGCTGACATCATGAACAGCATTATTGAAGGCGCTGAAAACATGGTGAATCAGGTGATTGCTGGGATCAACAAAATCATTGAATTTGTTAACAGTGTGAGAGAAACGTTGGGCAAAGATCCAATTGAAGTGGTTGGTGAAGTTACGTTTGGGCGGGTGGAAGCACCTGGCCGTTTTGACAGCATGACCTTTGAGGAAAAAGATGTGAGCGGGATGCTCAATCTTGAGAATCGTTTCGCTGGTGTTGGTGGTAATACTTCAGCGTTAAGTGATGTTCAGGGCTTGATGCAGGGTGGCACTGGATTCACTGGTGGTCTAACAAGTGGATTCCAATCTATTGGGTTAGCTGAAGGTGGCATTGTTAGGAAGCAACCTGGTGGGATCATCGCCAACATTGGTGAAGGAAACTATGATGAAGCAGTGATTCCCCTACGCCCTGGCATGGGGTTGGGTAATACTTACAATGTGACAGTAAATGCTGGCATGGGGACCAATGGTCAACAGGTCGGTGAAGAAATTGTCAATCACATTCGGCGGTTTGAGCGGACTAGTGGTCCAGTGTTTGCGAGAGCCTGATGACTGTCACTGTTGAACTGGCTCGTGTCAGAGGATTCATTCTGGATGATCCTGTGGCTGGTGTCCTAGACAACACTGAATATCCTTTGGGTGGTATTGAATTTGTTGATGTCACTGACAAAGTGAGAACTGTCTCAACTGCCCGTGGCAAGAACAGGGATCTTGACAGGTATTCTGCTGGGACCATGCAGGTCCAATTCAATAATCAAGATCGATTCTTTGACCCACTATCGGCTACTGAAATAGATCCCATTCCAAGAATCCCTGTCCGCTTCAGCTACAACGGGACCGCACAGTATTACGGAATCGTGGATGATTGGAATCTGTCCTACAATCCTGGCGGTGTTTCTTATGCCAGCCTGACTGCTTCTGACGAACTAACAAAACTGGCTCGAACAAATGTTCTTGAATCTGGGACAGCCACACCAGCCCTATCAGGTGCCCGTGTCACTGAAGTGTTGGACATGTTCACTGTGGACTGGCCTGCAGACAAACGTGACATTGACACTGGTGACAGTCAACTGTGTGTGGACACTTATGAAGGCCAGAATGCTTTGGAATATCTGCAACTGATTGAAACATCAGAGCAGGGTCAACTGTTCATTGGCAAAGAAGGTGACCTGGTCTTCAGGTCTAGGACTGATTCCAGTCCCCGTAGTACTGGCCTGGTGACCTTCGCTGATGATGGTACTGGCATTGATTACAGTCAAGTGTTGGTCAACTATGGGACCGAGCTGATGGTGAACAGGGCAATTGTCACAGCCCCATTAACTTCTGGAACTGCTGAGAATGAACTGTCACAGATTACTTATGGTGTGATCAGTGAAGAATTTGATGTTCTGTGTGCTCCAGGACCAGTAGTGCAAAACATTGCGGACTTCACTGTGGCCAAATATGGTCAACCTGAATACCGTTTTGAATCATTAGTGGTCAACCTGGATAGTCAAAACTATACCGAAAACGGTACAATTTTGACATTGGAAATTGGTGATGTGGTGCTGATCAAGTTCACACCCAACCAAATTGGTGACCCGATTGAACAGTACGCTCAAATTATTGGCGTGAATCATGAAGTCACACCTGACCGTCATGATGTCAACTTCAGATTGTCTAGTCTCGCATTCACTTCATTGGTACTTGATGACAGCGAGTTCGGTAAACTAGACAAGTACACACTCGGTTTCTAGGGAGACTAATGGCTGGCGCTGGCTTCAAAGACTTTACCGCTGGGGATGTTCTCCGCGCTGACGACGTAGATCAATACTTGATGCAACAGGCTGTGATGGTCTTTGCTGGGACAGCTGAGCGGGCTTCCTCACTAGGCACTGTGGTCAGTGAAGGAATGTTTTCCTACCTGTCAGACACCAATTCGTTCCAGTATTATGACGGGGCAGCGTGGCAGGATGCTGGCGGTGGTGCTGGCGGTTCACTGGCAGATCAATTCCTTCTGATGGGAGCATAACAAAATGGCGCAAAGCTATAAGATACTGGGTCAGGCTAACCTGACTACTACTTCACCGACGGATGTTTACACGGTGCCGTCTGCTACTGAGACGGTGGTGAGCACTTTGATTGTGGCCAACCTGGTCACCACTGCTACCACGTTTGACATTGCGATTCGTGATGGTGGTGAGACGTTGGCGGATAAGCATTACATCGCTAAGGAAGTGCCGATTGCGGGGAATGATTCGACCACGCTTACGCTTGGCATTACTTTGGAAGCTACTGATGTGGTGACCTGTCAGGCTGGGACTGCGGATGCTTTGACATTCAATGTCTTCGGCGCTGAAGTAACCGTCTAGGGGGGGGGTTGTTTTGTCTATTCGTAGCCTTTCCACGTCAACCATTACGCAACAAACTCGCTACCCAAACATGGGTGTGTGGTTCGCGCCATTGTACGAAAAAGAGTTTGACTTTCTGGTAGTAGCTGGTGGCGCTTCGGGTGGCCGTGGCCCGTTTGGTCAGTTGAGCGGTGGTGGTGGTGCTGGTGGTTATCGCACGTCTTACGGAACATCGGGTGGCGGTGCTAGTGCAGAGTCCGCGCTGACAAAAACTGGCGGCGAGTCTTTCACTGTTACGGTTGGCGCTGGCGGGTCTTCAGCGTCGTCTCCGGGTTCTAATGGCAGTAACTCAGTGTTTTCTACTGTTAGTTCTGTTGGGGGTGGGCGAGGCGGTATTTCAGGTCTTGTGGGCCAGTCTGGCGGTTCGGGTGGCGGTGGCGGTGAAGACTCCGGGTTAACGCCCAATGGTGGCGCTGGTACTGCTAATCAGGGATACGCAGGTGGAAAAGCTACTGGCGGTGAGGCCGGTGGTGGTGGTGGTGCTGGCGAGGCCCGCAGTGTCACCACTGTGGATAGGACTGGCGGGAACGGTGTTGCTTCGACTATTACCGGTTCATCGGTAACCCGTGCTGGTGGTGGTGGTGGTGGAACTACTGGGGTGTCTGCTGCTGGTGGTACAGGTGGCGGTGGTTCTGGCGGTTTAAATGGCAGTAGTGGCACAGCTAACACTGGTGGCGGTGGTGGTGGTGCCCGTGATGCTAATCCAGTTGGGAACGGTGGTTCTGGAATTGTTGTTCTGCGTTACCCAGCCGCATTTAATTTGAATATCGGGGCCGGATTAACAGCGAATACGGCAACAATAGGCGACGAAAAAGTGACTACTTTTACTGCGGGGACTGACACAGTGACTTTGGAGGCCGCATAATGGCACATTACGCATTTATTGACGACACCAATATGGTTGTCGAGGTTATTGTCGGGCGGGGCGAAGATGAATTAGTGAATGGTATTTCAGATTGGGAAGAATACTACTCGAGCAAACGTGACGGTTTGACCGCGGTTCGCACGTCTTACAACACGCGGGGCGGTGTGCATTACACCGATGGGGAGCCAAGCGCAGACCAAACCAAAGCACTCCGGTTTAACTATGCCGGTGTGGGGTTCACGTATGACCCTGACCGTGATGCATTTATTCCGCCGCAACCATTCGACAGTTGGGTGTTGGACGAGGCGACCTGTCTCTGGACAGCACCTATCCCTTACCCGGCAGACGGTGGCAACTACGTGTGGGATGAGGCGACGACAGACTGGGTCGAGGTTGTCTCAGAATGATTCAACTGTTTGATCCCTGGCCAGAAGGGTACCGTGTCAACAGCAGAAGCCCGTATGGTCCCAGGAAGCATCCAATCACTCGCAAGGTGACCATGCACCATGGTGTGGATGTGGCGATGCCTGTGGGGACACCACTGATTGCTGGAGCTGATGGGACGATTGCACACAAAGGTGCTGGCGCTTCAGGTGGCCACACACTGCTGATCAGGCATGAAGGTAACTGGCATAGTGTCTATTACCACCTGCAGAAGCCTTCCCATAGGAATGTGGGTGAGCAGGTGAAGGCTGGCGATGTGGTCGCTGATTCGGGAAACACTGGCGCATCCACCGGACCGCATTTGCATTTTGAACTGAGACGTTCTCGCAGGTGGGGTGACACGGTTGACCCGCTGCCACATTTGAAGGGGTCATTCAGAAGTAGGGCTCAGACACCACAGGATGCCCGCAGACGGCCTGCACGCCCTTCAAGGATTGGCAGGGTATCCCCTGGGTTGGAATCGCTCAGTCGGTCCTGGATGGCTCGTGGCGCTCATGCTATTAGGCGGGGGTTGGGAAGATGACCGAGAACAACACCAGCGGGGTGAGGATCACGACAAAGGACATCTTCGAGGAAGTCCAAAGGCAGGGTCGCCTTCTGGAAAAAATTGCCAATAGTTTGCCCGACACTGAGAAAACAGTGGATGATCATGAGCAAAGACTGCGCCGGTTGGAAATGCGAATGGGGTGGATCTTTGGTGCTTTGGGATTGTTGGGGGCCCTGTTGGGGGTGTTCTCGGTTAGTTTGACTGGCTGATGACTGGTGGGAATGACCGCTGGAAAATTCGGCGGAAGCTGATCTTTGGTGCCGTGTTCTTTGGAGCCGGTATGATTGTCGCTGGTGGAATTGGGTTGTTTGAGGACCGATTCACTGGCGAGCTGGTCTATGGTGGCGTGACTATTATCACTGGAGCTATCAGCGCGTATGCTGGATTCGCAACATATGACGACAAATGGCACAACGAAGGGAATCCTGATGGATGAATTTATGACGAAACAATTCTGGACAGCTGAGCGGCGTGCCTGGATGTATAAAGTGGCTGTGACTGCAGTGCCACTGTTGATTGCTATTGGCATTGTGACTGATGACATGGCGCAATTGATCTTGAATGTGATCGCTGCTGTGTTGGGTGTGGGTGCTGGTGGAATGGCACTGACTAACATCACACCTGACAATGTGTGGAAGATTGCTGTCACTGAAGAAGATGCTGATGAGGATGGGGATGGTGAGTGATGGACTTTGACACTGTGAATCAAATTGAAGTGCCGATTGACCCGTTTGAGCTCGTAATGTGTGACAGTTGTCAGTAGAATAGAAGAACGCCCCAGGCCCCGTATTCCTCCGTTCCGGGTAGCCTGGGGCTTCTTTATTTGGTCAGTCAGTCCACAGTTGAATTGTACGTTTCGCCACACCGATGGTGTCAGCTATTTTCTGAGCTGACCAGCCATCATTCCTGGCATCTTTGGCAGCGACTTTGAGCATTTCGGTCACTGCCATTCTGTCTACTTCAATCTGTTCACGCTTTGTGGCTAGGTCCATCAATCGCTGTTCTAGCATTGTGTTCACAATCACATTGTCTCCATTCTCGTTCCCTGCAGGCTACCATTCAGCCACACCTGTGTCTAATGCTTCCCAAACTGGCGGATACCTGGTAGCCTTCCTGGTAACCCTACAGAACGGAGAACAAAATGGGTTACTTCAAAAGTCAGATTGTGGCTGATCAGGTGGAACTGGGTGACCGTATCCCAACACCTAAGCCAGCGGGGTCAGTGTTTCCTTCTAGGAGACTTCACCGCAATGCTCAGAAGCGACACCGTAACATGATGCGGTCCTTGAATAGGCGACTGCTATTGGATGCTGTGGTGTACATCGGAATGGGGATCATCTTTGGTGCCTTTGTCACCTTCGTGGTGGTGGCACTGTGATGGGTTGGGTCCTGCTAATTGGTGGGGGAGCTCTCGCATTGATTCCAGGGATGATCACTCACACTGTGAATGGTGCCAGCATGTTGGGTGCCATCGTGTCAGTGGTGGGTGCTTTGATGATAACTATGGGGGTGAATAACTATGCAGATTGAACGGGATGGCAGGATGATCAGGGTTCGCCCATTGGATGCCCTGTCTGTGCAAGCTGAAGATGGCTGGCTGGTCATGGAGCAGAAGACAGCTTTGGAGCTGGCTCAGGCTTTGGCAGAAGCTCGCGCTTTGGATCAGATGGAGAATGAAGGCGAAGATGGCTGACAATGTGACTACTTTGTACCCGCTCCGCAGTTGGTCTATTGAAATTTTTGAACAGCGGGATGGTTGGATGGTCATTGTTCACCGCAATGGTGAACATTTGTTCGACTATAAGTCAGAATCGTTTACCAAAATGAGCGCGATGGTGATGAAAACTGTGGGGAGCATTGATGATTCCAGCGGATAGGTTTATTGCAAACAAAGCCTTGGACCATTCTGGGTGGCTTAACGCTAGACGTAATGGTGTGACAGCGACAGAAGTGGCTAAGGCAGCGACAAAGTCTGGCATGGCTGAAGTGTTGGACAGGTTAGTGAATCCACAGGAAGACTTTGACAATGCCTTCATGGCCTTTGGTAGGGACATGGAAGGTCCACTGTCACTGTGGGTGAAGGATCAGTTTGATGTGATGCCAAATGAGTGGTTGATTGCTCATGAGAATCCGGCGTTCATGGCGACACCAGATGGCCTGTCAATTGGTCATCTGACAATAAGTGAAATTAAGACGACAGGGAAGGACTTCAGCAAAGGCATCCCCATTCAGTATCGCAGGCAGGTCCAATGGCAGATGTTTGTCACTGGTGCTACTCGGTGCCATTTTGTGTGGATGCTTAGGGTTGAAGATAAGAATGGCGACTTCCAGCCTGGGTGGATTGAGCCCAAGCATGAAGTGATAGTGCCTGATTATGAAATGCAGGCTGACCTGGAGAAATCGGCTAGGTCTTTATTGATTGAGAAACGGAGAATTACTGATGGCTAGATTCAACTTGAACGATTATGACATGGTGGAAAATCGGATTGCCCGATTCCTTGAGGACTTCCCTGATGGCAGGATCATCACCAGGGAAATGACCACTGACAATGACAGAGCCAAAGGGTACTGGGTGGTGATGGCTGAAATTTTCACTGACCATGAAGATCAACATGCCCGCTGTGCAAAGGCGAGTGGTTGGGCCTTTGAAATTGAAGGCACTGCTGGTGCCAACGCTACCGCTGCCCTGGAAAATTGCGAGACGAGTGCGATTGGTCGCGCTTTGGCGAATGCTGGCTACAGTGGCAATAAGCGTGCTAGTCAGTCTGAAATGAAGAAGGTGGCCAGAGCAGATAAGCCTATCCCTGAAGAATTTGTCAATCAGATCAGTGAAGCTTCATCAATAGACGAATTGACAAAATTGTGGGATACTGCCGTTAATGAAGGCTACGCTGAAGATCTAAGGAAGGTCTTTGGTGCCAGGAAGCAACGGTTGGAGAATGATGCCTAATCAAATTGAATGGACGATGATTGCTCAGGACCATGGAAGGCGTTTGCGTTTCGTGGAAAAGGCAGATGACTATGTTGAACAGTTGAAGGAAGGTCAGATGACATTCCGCAACTATCATCAGGATGTGATCAAGGATGTCTTCGCAGAGCAACCTGACACCCGCTGAAGTCATTCACACCCTGTCTCAGATTGGTAAGGATATTGATGAAGCCACTGAGACATTGGGTGATCTTGATGAAGCTGTGGTGAAGGCTCGCAGGGCTTACGAGACTGAATATGCTCGCACCTTCTTGAGCACTGAAGGTGCCATGGAAGTTCGCAAGTACACTGCAAAGCTGGCCACTGATCAGTCTGGCTTCATGTTGGAGCTGGCTGAGCAGAAACACAGGTCACAGGTGGCTCACATTAGGGCTTTGAGAGACAGGCTTGAAGTGGGTAGATCTATTAGTGCCCTGGTCAGGTTGGAATGGGGAAATAGTTGACAGCCACACACCCGTGTGTCAGGTGTCACACACCAGTGAATGCTGACATTCATGAAGAAGAACTGGGATTCTGTTTGGACTGTTCCAATCTGTATTGGGAGCACAAACTTGATCCAGTGACTTTGGAAAAATATGAATGCTGACGTCCATAAATAAGTGAATGTCTGCGAACGCCTACATTGTTGGAATGTGTGCGAACGCCAACATCAGGTCAATATGGCCATTGTGCGATAGCGACTGCATATCGTTATTGGACGATAAACTAGTGGCCATGTCAGGGTCAACTTCAAGGCGCAAAGGTAACAGGGCTGAGACTGAAGTGGTCAAGGTCCTGAAGGCTCATGGTTGGGATGTGCAAACATCGAGAGCGGCGCGTGGTGGCTACCAGTCTGGTGAGGACATTGTGGGAGACTTCCCTGCTTCCATTGAAGTGAAGAATCAGGCGAAGCTGGATCTGTCTGGGTGGTGGGCTCAGGCAGAATATCAAGCCAATGGTCGCCCAGCTGTGGTGATTCATAAGCGGGTTGGGAAGGGTCAGGCTGAAGACTGGTGGGTGACTATGGACTTGAAGACTTTGATTAGGTTGCTGACAGAATGAATCAGAAGCAGTTTCGCAAATACTTGGACAGGGATGATGGGTGTGTGCATTGTGGCGCTACTGAAGCTGTGTCCCCACATCACAGGCTGAATCGTGGCATGGGTGGCAGTAAGGTCAGGGATGTTCCTTCCAACATCATCACTGTGTGTTCATGGTTGAACAGTGCCATGGAGAGTGATAGCACGATAGCGGAACGGGCTCGCAAGATGGGGTGGAAGCTTCGAGCAGGTGACCATCCTGCCCTTGAACCTGTCTACCATTACTCGATGCAGTGGCGAATGCTTGATGATCACTTTGGATTCCATCATGACTTGAATGAAAATTCGCGGGTGATTAGACAACTGCGACTGACAGGACTATAACTAGACAAACAAAGTGAACGGGGGAAAATATGCTGATTCGTGGTCACCATGACCTTGATGATCAATTCACACAGGTGCCGAATTCTTGGTTGAGAGACAGCAGGCTGAGCCTGGGAGCCATTGGGCTTCTCGGTCAACTGTTGTCCCACAGACCTGGATGGTCGGTCAGCCTAGAATCGTTGGCTCATTCCAATAATTGTGGGCGGGACAGAATCAGGACATATGTTGGCGAGCTGTCTGAAGCAGGCTATTTGACTAGGTCAAAGAAGCAGCGAAGGAACAGCAAAGGACATGTGACTGGGTATGACTACCACCTTGGAAGTCCATCGTTGGATTATCCTACGAAGGCTGACCCTACGAAGGGTGAACCTACGAAGGAAAACTCGGCGCATAAGAATACTAGGGTTAAGAACACCATTAGTAAGAACACTATTGATGAAGAAGTATCCATCGAATTTGATCAATTTTGGGACGTGTATCCAAAGAAGGTTGACAAACCTTTGGCGAAGAAGTCCTTCCAGAAGGCTTTGGTTAGGGCAACCTTTGAAGACATTCTGAAGGGTGCTCAGGCGTATGCTGATGATCCCAACCGAGAACAGCGTTTCACTAAGAATCCATCGACTTGGTTAAATGCTGATGCTTGGGAGAATCCACCACTGCCTGCTAAGGGTAAGCGTGCTGAGACAAAACGGTTGATTGATGAGTGGAAACAGTCAGGTGCTTGACATCTAACCAATATGGCTACACACTAGCTGTGTGGATTGATAGAACGGAGAAAAAGATGAACAATCCAGTTACCCAATACCTGGCAGATACCAGGGATGAGCTTCTGAGACTGGCTGATGGCCACCAGATCTGCTTTGAACATGATCCTGATGAATGTGTGTTTGATCTGGTCAGGGAATCAGCAGAGCTGTTGGACCAGGCAGTGATTCAAAGATCACCCGGTGGTGTTGATGGTGCGATGTGGAGGAAGATGGTGATGGAAGATGAACTTGCGTGAGACGAAAGAACTATTGGCCAGGGTCGCTGCTGTTGATAATCGTGAATTATCTGAAGCGATGGCTGAGCAGTGGCAGGAACTGATTGGTGACCTGAACTTCAAGGTGGCAAAACGGGCTTTGAAGCTGGCACAGCGGGATCAGAAGGTCCAGTGGGTCCAACCCAAGGACATTGTCGCCAAGATGCATGATGCAATCGCTGAGCTGAATCGTGAAGTCCAATCTGAGAAGTCTGAGGAACAAGAAGAATGGGTGCCATGCCCTAAGCCTTCCAACTATGACCAGATGGTGTCCTTCTATCGTGAGCTGTATCAGAAGGCCCCATGGGCGACTGAGAAGGCCACAGGGATGTTGACAGTGGGAACCACACATTCAAAGCCACAGCCCCACCACAGGCAACTTTATAACCTTGAATTAGATCGGGAAGTTGAGAAGTCAGCGGAAGCTGTTGGATGGACTATCCCCCAACCGGAATGGAACTGATTATGAATCACAGCGAAGCAGTGTCACATGTGATGCGGTCCTTGGAAACTGTCATGGTTGCTTACCAGGCACAGCCCTACAGTGTGGAACGAGAGAAACATGTGTGGGGCCTGATGTTAGCTATCAACAGCCTTGATTATGTGCGAGAGCTGGTGGATGTGGATCTGGATTCTGTGACTGTTGAAATTGGTGCCAATCGGGAACGGTGGGACGTCATGGAATACATGGAAAAGATTCAAGCTGATCTAATTGCTGAAGGGCACATGGACAGTCAAGCTTTGAAGCTGGTGAGCAGTTTGATCAGGTGGTTAGAAGATCGAGAACTAAGAAGTGATGATTGAAGTCTTGCATTTGAAGACAACAAATGTAAGGAAAATTCCTTACTTGAATGCAACAATCGGTGATGTCAATGCTGTGTGTTCGGGCCGATTTGATGGCGAAAAGGGTTGACAGCAGGGAAAATGGTTGCTGATATGAGCTGGCGCACATATTTTGTGGCATTGATAAGTGACACTTATCTGGGTGCCTAGTGTCACTTGTGACTAATTTGAAAACAAAGGAACGGAGAACTGATGAGTGAGTACACACCGGAGACGTGGGAAATCAAACACGCTTACGTTGATACCACTGAGTATGTTGAACGGATGGAAATGGAAACGAGTCGAAGTCTTGACCTAATCAACGCGGAGTTTGACCGTTGGTTAGAAGCTCATGATGCAGAGGAACGGAGACTCGCAGTCAACAATCTGATCCTGATTCTTGAAGTCTGGTCAAAGACATCAGATGTGCCACAGGAACAGCTCCCAGGTCTTCACAGGGCCCTTCAAATCGCCAATCTATACGCCAGCAGGCAGATTCAACACAATGAGTACTGAGTGGAATGAAGCTGACCTGTTGGGGATTGACCTGGATCAGCTGAAGACTGAATCACCCACCCATCCAAAGCAGGCAAAGAACCACAGGCGAATTGAGAGACAGGGCAGGGCCTACTGGTCACAGCAGGTACCAGCCCCAACTACTTGGGTCACTTTGGCTCAGGCAGCGAACAGATTCTTTGTTCACCCTGAAACAATCAGAAGGTGGATCAAGGCTGGCCATATTGACCATGACAGGGCAGGCCAGAGGATCATGGTGGATGTTGAGCAGGTTGAGGATTGGCTAACGACACGCCGAGAGACCCAAACAGCAATCCACTAGCTCTAGTAAGCTAAGACAATAGAACGGAGACAACATCATGAGCACATCAACCACTGGACTTGAGCTGGCAAAGATAGTCGAAGACTTCCTGACCCAGCTTGCTGAGAACCACTTCATTCACCCATGTGAGTGCTGTGGCTTCCCAACACCAACACCATTCCTTGATCTGGATACAGACGAGCTATTGTGTAGAAACTGTCGAATCAACCACGTGAACGGAGAGCACCACTAATGGCAATCATCAACATTGAAAACGCTGAAGTACTCAGGACTATTAGTCAGAAGGGCTTCGCATGTGCGGAGAACTACACGACAAAGGATGGGCAGGAACGCCAAAACAAATTCACTATTTGGTGTAAGCCTGAAGACATCCCCGCTGAAGGATCAACAGTCAATGTGTCTGGTGTCCTCACTACCCGTATGGAGAACTACAACGGGAGAGACTTTGTGGGTCAACATGTGAACTTCCCACGGGTTGAAACTGTGAAGGAAGCCGTCGTTGAACAGGCTCCAGAGAACTGGCCGATTGATTCCAACACCCCATTCTAGGAAGGCGTTTCACATGAAACAAATCAGTTACCTAATTGTGGTCATGTTCGCTGCCCTGTTCATTTTGTTGTCATTCCAGGCTGAGCCTGTAACAGCAACACTGGGATTCATCGCAGCGGGAATGCTGATGCTGTCACTGATTGCTTCAGTAGTGAAGGGCAAATGACATGTTGGAAGGCATGAAGCCTGCAGTGGATGCCCGTGGCTGTCGAGTAGGAAGCGTACTGGCAGAGCTAGATGATTCTGACAGGCAGATTCTTGAAGATGCACTGGCCGATAGTGTCCGCTGGTCAGCACACGGTCTGATGAATGCACTTAGGGAACGTGGTGTTCACATGAGCATCCACCCCATTTTGAATCACCGGAAGGGAATCTGCAGGTGCTCGAGAATCTAGAACCGGCCAATCCAATCCCAGCCAAACAAAATTGGCGACCCGGGGTTGACTTTGATGGTGAGAGTGGTGTGGCAACGACACCAGGCTATGATCATGAGCCACAGAACTTTGACGAATTCCTTCTCGATGCTGGGTTAGATCCCACCAACATTGAAGTGATCCCACCAGTCAGAACATCCAGATGGCAACAGCAGAAGGATGGCGAACTAGTTTGGTTAACTTCCTACCGTTTCAACTTTAGGCGGTCTAACGTTGATCTAGATCTACCACTGCTGTGGTCCCAAGCTAAGAAGCAGGCGAAAAAGCCCAAGCCAGTGACCAGTGACACTGATGCTCTAGTGGTGCTGTGGTCTGATCTTCAGGTAGGTAAGTCAGACAAACTTGGTGGCGTAACCGAACTGACCCAACGTGTGACCAATATGCAGGCCAAACTGCAGGACATAGTCAAGGCAGGCAAATTCTCCAAGGTTATCTTTGTAGATCTTGGCGACACGGTGGAAGGCTTTGAAAACAAAGCCAGCACACACCAGCTCCAATCCAATGATCTAAGCATTATGGATCAAGTGGACCTGGCCACCACCTACGCTTGGGACACACTATCCATGCTGGCCAAACATGTCCCAGAAATTATCTACGCCAGTGTGGGAAGCAACCACTGTCAGTGGCGTATCCGTGGGCAGAAGGTAGGCAAAGCCACAGATGATTGGGGTGTGTTCATTGGCAGACAACTGGCACGCCTAGCTCAACAGACAGGGCATGACCACATCAGATTCATTGAGCCCCAACCACATGATGAATCCCTAGCAGTAGATGTCTTCAATGATGAATTCCACATTCTAGGAATAGTCCACGGCCACCAAGTCAACCAACCCAATCAGATCAGAGAATGGTGGATCAAGCAGGCGTTTGGAGCCCAACCCGTATCGGCAGCGAACATCCTGGTGCATGGGCACTTCCACCACGTCAGGATCATCGAGACCGGGGGAATCCACCGCGGGGACAAAACCACATCCAGATTCATAGTGGGAGCCAGCACCCTAGACAATGGGTCCAACTGGTACCGCATGACCAGTGGTGAAGATGCCCAACCTGGTCTAGTTTGTTTCCCACTAGCCAAGGGCAAAGAATTCACTGGAACAATTTGGAAGCTCACTGAGTGACCCCACGCTTTCCCCGACCATGTCTCACCTGTGGCACCCTGACCCAGACAGGCAACCGATGTGTTGAATGTCAAGCAAAGAAGGATGCCCAAAGACCCAAACAGGTAGACAGTCCCCAGAGGAAGGCTAGGAAGCGTTGGCTGTATGACAGTCATTATCAACGCCAAGCAAAGCTGGTCAGACAAACAGCTACACACTGCCACCTATGTGGTCAGGGCCCCAGGGAAGGGGACCCATTCCAGGCAGATCACCTGATTCCAGGCGAAAAAAATTCCCCACTAGTACCAGCACACAGGTCCTGTAACGCCCGCAAAGGCAACACTTCACCCCTATAAAAACGGGCCTATCCCCCACTACGCCCTGGCCTTAATACGGGGTGGGATAAATCATTAAGACGTGCAAAGACCCACCCTCGGCCGCTATTTCTCTC